CTGTTGTACATAACTGCGCTTGGGTTTTTATTAGAGACATAAAACTTGCCTACAATCATGTCTTCGGTCAAATGTGTGAGATGCGGGTGCGTGTATTGTCTAGGTATTATTTGAAATTTACCATTCAGGAACAACAACTTACCATGCATTGTTGACAATATTTTTAAGATATTATTTTTTACAGAGTCACCTGTTGATAAAACGCCATCGCATGAATATCTGTTTCTGGTTAACTCGTTTGAGCCACCTGCATCTGTAACTACACTATTGTCACAATATGTTGCGGCAGTGCTAATCTGAGTTTCATCAAATAGGTTTGCATCTATACCCGCCCCTATCTCACTATCTCGCAGGTAATCAAACAAACATAACACAGGATTATTCGACCATTCCCAAGTAGTTGCATCTGTAATGCTGTGACTAGATTCTCTAGGGTCGTATACCTTTCTGCCCTTAATTAGAGCAACAACATTTGGCGCGCTATTAGGGTATATAGTCTGATTATAAACGAATCTTACATAACTGTATGCAATCCCTAAGAGTCTTGTGTAAGTAGTTGAAGATGCACTAGGCGGCCAAAAGTTATCGTTGTAAATGTCCACTGTGCTTTGCGTTGCAGTACCAACTCTATGCTCATGATAAAAATCATTTGATGTAGAGCTACTTGTCCCGTTTGATGCAAACTGATTTTTATATAGAGGTGAACCACTGTTGTTAGACCAAGCTAGAACATTGTCTAAATACAGTTCTTCTATTTCATCAACTTCTATGTGATGCCAAGCTATAATCTGATTCAGGCTACTGGTGCGATCGTAATTGCCAGAAATATCTCCTGTAAACTTTCCATTAACACCAGCAACGGATTCATAAACTACTACGCCACCTTTGCGCGTCTTGCCGTAAATAAAATCTCTTACAGGAGCTTGCTTTGTCTCTGTAACATTTCTGTTAGTTACAGTATCAATCACTTCTTCATTAGCATCAAAGTCAGGCGCATTGTTAACATCAACAGAAGCATCCATTAGGTAGGTTGCTTCAACTCCATCTTGGATTAAAAGATCTGATTTAATATTTGGCATTACTTACCCCACATATTTGCATAGGTATCGCGTAAGGCTTGAAGATCAATCCATAAGAAACTGTTATCATCTGGGTAAATGTCTTTTTGATCAGCCTGCGTATATCTTCTAGTTTTAGGGTTATTTAATTGCTTTAAAAAACTAGCGCAAGAAATATCAACTATAATATCTTCTCTATCTTGCGTGTATACCATGTTTTCTATTACACCAGTAAAGTATCTAGTATTACCTAATAAATCTTGATTTTCATCTAGGTATAAAATATCTATTTCAACTGTCGTGTTTTGGAAATCTTCATCTCTTGCTATCTCAACTAAATCATTATCATTACCTGACAATGAAATTGTGATGCCTGATTCGTTAATCTCTAAAGTTTCACCAACTGCGCCAACCGCTAAAATGATACCGCTACTAGTGAATGTGTTTCCATTAACATCATAGTTTTTTATGCCGCTATTAATTCGCATTGGTTGGTGAATGTTGGGAGTATTAGGTGCATCAAAGTCAATAAATAAAGCCAGTGCATAGGTATATATATCATCATTATCTATTGATGTTTTAAATGCTGTTGGTAATCCTCGAGCCATTATAAAGCCTCAACACAGTTAAACGTGAAATCATACTTAGCTGATTCGTTTATATCCCATCCAATATCGTTTGAAGCTAGTCGCCAAGATGTTTGTGGCTGATTGATTATTATATTGTCACCGACACTAACGTCAGATTTTAAAGGTGGTGCAATACTGCCTGTGATAATATAGCTAGTAGATGTACTAATTGTTAAATCCTCTAACATCATATAAAGACGTGACCCAATTTCAAAATGACTACCTGCTGTGAAACCTAAAGTATCGTTAATAGTTATACCTAAAGTATTTTCGCCTATTTCCCTATCAAACTGTCTGACCTCAGCTGTTCTGCTTGTGCTGTAATCCATCAAAGGATTGCCAAACCTAAAGGTCTTGGTTACACCTTGCAAGCCTGCTATGAACGCAGAAAACGCCATGCCTTCTATATTAGTTAAGGGTCTGATAGTAATCTCAGCTTCCCATCTAACAGCATTATAGTTGTTCACTAACTGTTTATAATTTGTAGATGATTCTGAAATTGCCGCGCTATGAACTAATTTAAAGTTACAGCTTTTGACTAAAGTCTGATTATTAACAGTTGGAAAAGCTAGTGGGTATGTTAAAGACATATTACTTTCCTATAATTACTTTAGAATACGAACCACCTAATCCTGATTCTCTAGCAACTGCTGTTTTAGCGGCTTGCGATATTTGCGGGAGCAGGTTCTTGATCTCTGATCTTACAGTATCCTGAACGCCAGTTGTAACATTAATTGTCTGATTGACTACTATAGCCTGACCAGACATTGATTTTGAGCCTTGCTTGGTGTGATCTATTACTGTTTCATTAGGGTGCAGGATTGCATTAAAGCCACCCTTGCCGTCAACACCGCCTGACCTTGAACCATAACCAGTGAAACCACCGCCATCAAATGATTGCGACCTGATCATGCCAACATTCCTTAAACCTGCCGCCACAGTTATAGCCGCCGCCATCGCACCAAACGGCCAACCGCCTGCATTACGATACGCCTTATTAGCCGCCGCGTAAGTATCGACTATTGCTGACTTAATTCCTGAAGCTTGTTGCATCTTGCCCATCTTCTTAGAGGCGAATTTTGCACCCATGAATTGTTTGCCTAAGTTAGATATATTGTCAGCGGTTCTTTGCTTGGCATTTTCATCGGTTTTATCTGTAAAATCTTTATCGTTCTCGTCTACGGCTTCTCTGTGTCCGAAAATAAGATCACGCATATCTCCCAAGAATGAAGTTTGCGTTTCTTTGTGTAGGTTGTTTGCTTCGGTTTTGCTTTCTTGCTTTTGCGTTTGATGTTCGGTTTGTGCCTCTTGCTCTGCCAACCTATGCTCCGCCTGAGCTTCTGATTCTATAAGCCTAGCTTCGTTCTGCCCTTCTGCTGTCAGGGTGTTATGTGCTAACTGTGCCTCTTCTTCCAAAAGCCTAGCTTCGTTCTGACTCTCTGCAGTTAATGCGTTATGCTCAGCCTGTGCTTCTTGCTCCTGTGTCCTAGAACCAGTCAAGGCTTCGAATGTTCTTTGTAGAAATCCAGTCTGCGTTTCTTCTTCTAAAGCTCGGGCATTGTTCTTACTTTCCGCAGTTAATGCGTCATGCTCAGCTTGTGCCTCTTCTTCCATTAGCCTCGCATTGTTTTGCTTTTCTGCTGTCAATGCATTGTGCTCATCTTGCGCCTCTTGCTCCTCTGAACTGAAGCCAGTAATGCGCTCAAACATTCTTTGAAAGAATCCAGTTTGAGTTTCTTCTTCTAAGGTTCGGGCGGTGTTTTTAGCCTCAGCAACTCTTTCTATATGCCTTAACTCTTCTCCCTCTGTTGTTTTATTATGCTCTAACTGTGCTTGCCTACGTGCATCGAAATCTGCTGTCATTACTTCGCGGGCTTTAGCTAGTTCCTCAAGAATACCGCTAGTGAAGTCCACTTGTGGTGCTTCAATTGAACCCATGTCGCCTGCTTCTTTACGCTTATCTAATAGCTTTTGCAGATTCTCTAATTGCTTTGCATCTCCTTTCTGCGCCCTGTCATAAAAGAATGTATTTTTCTTACCAGCGGCATCAATCAGGGCTTGCCGATCTATCATCTTCTGATTAATCTTTTCCATAGCGTGTTCAAGCTGAAAGGCGTTCTTTTCTTCGTCTTTAGTGAAGAACCCTGTGAACTTTGCCGCTTGCTTTTGAACATCGTTAAAGGTCTTAACAACACCATTAACTAGCGACTGCAATCCTTTAATGGCTGTCTCAACTGCTTGCAAAATATTAACGGCTAAACCTTGAGCAAATAACTCAACACTGCCGTCAGCATCTTCCATCGCGCCCAATACTTTGTTTTGCAGTGTAGTAGCTAGGAACTCTAGTGCAGGTGCTAGTTTGGCAACAGTCTGATCTCTTAGACCTTTGAAGGTAGATGTAACTCGAGTGAATGCATCGTTAGCCTTTTCAACACCAGTAACAGCATCTTGAGACAAAGCCAGTCCTAGCCTGCCTGCCTCAGCCGCCATCTGCATTAAACCTTCTTTGCCTAATCCCAAAGTGTTAACAAGTGCAACACCTTCGGAGTCAAACAGCTTCATTGCTAATCGAACTTTATCAGCATCAGTAGCTACGTTTTCAAACGCTCCTGCAAGCTCGCCCATCTGCTGTTCAAGTGGCATTTTGATTAAGGCACTAGCATTTAAGCCTAGCTCCTTTAGAGCATCCTTAGCCTCACCTGTACCCATAGCCGCTTCTGCCGCCCTACGAGTGAAACGCTGTAACGCCATGTCCATTGTGGCAGTTTCAACACCAGTCAGCTTTGCGGCATAACGCATAGAGGCTAGAGCCTCAGTCGTCACACCAATCTTGGCGGCTGTCTTGCCCAGTGCATCTGTAGCATCAAGTGAACTTTTGACTAACAATCCAATCCCTGCCGCACCTGCTAAGCTAACAAAAGCACTTTTCAGGTTGAACACTACGCCAACAACACTTTTCATCGTGCCACTGACTATGTTCATTGATTTGCTTGCCGCTTTAGATAGAGTCGGGAATCGTTTTTTTACAGAATCAACAGCACTTCCAATTTTCTTAAATTGCGATGCAACCTTAGCAAATACTGCTTCGGTTTTATCCAGTGCTGATATTACGATCTTGAAATTATTAGCCATCAGAATCCTTAATTATTTGGAAATATGCCATCCACTCATTAAACTCAGTGATGCTGATTTGCTCCACTTCTTCAATGGTCTTGTGAAGCCGATCAGCCAGAGCGATAAGATTCATTCTCTGGTGATCGGTTTTCAGTTTTTTGCTAAATCTTCCTCAGACTCAATATCAGCAAACATCTGATTAGCGATTTCACTAATGACAGTTGTCTCTTCTGCCATTAACTCAACTCGATCTTCGATGCCGTTAAACAACTTCTTCCCTGCATCATCTAGTGCTTTCATAATGATTAGATCAACCATTGCACTAATGGTAGTGTTGCTCAAAAAGTTAGGGTGCTTTTTCTGTAGTTGACTCAAATCAAAGCAAGTAATTGGCTTAACATATAATTTGAATGCTCCAGAATCGTCACCCCACTCTGGTACTGATACTTCTCTTGTTGGTACTTGTCTGCGTTCTCTTAACTCTTTAGCCATTCCCATAGTTTATATCCCCTATATTACGGAGCTGGTGTGTTAGTGGCAGTTATTGCCGCTGATGTTTGGATGCTGAAACTTGCTTCAACCATTCCATCATAAGGAACACTAACAGATTTGCTAACAATAATTCCTGTACCAGAATAATATTCATTGCCTGCCACTGTTGCTCCTGCGGGATATATTTC